CGAACCCTGATAACCTATATATATATTATTAATGAAACAATAAACATTGTTTATTAAGAACATTCAATGCTTTATTGGAGAAGACACAGCATTATTTAAAGTAAAATTTAATAATGACTCCTTCTTATTAGTTAATTTTATATATATTTGTTATCTAAAATCAGATAGTTACCTATGTTTAAAACCAACAAAAACCCCAAAATCTTTATGGTCAAAAGATCTTTTAATTTATTTAAAAGTTGTTAATAATTTAACACCTAATATATTTAAGCATCGAGTTTATTTATATTTAGTGACCCAGCATTCCTATTTAGGATACGGTTGGCTGTAATTACTAATCCTCGGTCTAGCTAGTAGTCTATAGTGTTAACGCTATTAGTTATGTAAATCACTTATACTAACAACAAACAAGAAACAACAACAACAACAAATCAATCAACAACAAATCAAGAGTCTCAAATGGTCTATCAAAATCCACCTCAAATGACAACGAATTTAGCACCAGATAACGATCAAGAAGTAAACACTCATTTCTCAGAACAACGAGTTGTCGAATCTCAACAAGCTTATCCATCATCATCTATTCAACTTCCATCAGCAGTAGAACAAGAAATGGCTGATGATACATGGTATGCAAAACAACAACTTATGAAACCTGTACAATTAGCACAAGTAGCTTGGTCAACATCAATCGCAAGAGATACAGACATTTATTCAGTAAATTTTCCTCAAGTATTACAATCTGTAGACTCAATCGTATTAAGAACACTTAGAATGTATGCATTTTATAAACTAACACCATGTTTTAGAGTACAATTAAACGCAACACAATTTCATCAAGGTCAATTAATATGTTCATTCGATCCATTTAGCATTTCTGATAGAATTCCAACTCCAACAACTTTACAACCATTATTTGATTTATTTTATGCAACAGGATTACCCAATGTTAAAATAATGGCTTCTGAATCAGATGCAGTAGAATTATGTGTTCCATTTATCCATCCAAGATCATTTTTAACAACAAATTCATCAACAACATTTAACAATTTAGGAGCTTTTCGAATAACAGTTTTAAATCCATTAATAGTAGCAGACGGAACTAGTCCTAGCGTATCCGTTACCATCTGGGTATACGCAAAAGACGCTCAAGTTCACGTGCCTATTTATGATCACACTCCTATTTTAGATGATTCAACTCCACCACCAAATGAAAGAATCGTCGTAGCAACATCTAAAATTTTTGATTCAATTTCATCACCATTTTCATCATTAACATCTCAGTTATCTAGTTTAGTTTCACCCATCATCTCATCTGTAAATAAAGGAGCTAAACAAGCTCACACTATGTATGGTAATATTATTTCAGGTAATGTCGGTCAAGCATTAAGAACTGGTCAAGGTTTAATAGATACACTTGGCGATCTGTTTGGCTTCGATTATCCAGCAAGAACAATTCAACCACCAAAAACCATTTCAGCAGTAGAAAATTTAGCAGTAAGTATTGGTCAATCTCAATCTCAACGAATGGCATTAGATCCATTTTCTTTACATCATCTTCCTGACGAAATAGCCGGAGAATCAATTGATTCTATGAATTTAATGCGAATAGCGAAGATGCCGATGTTATTATCTCAGTTTGCTTTTTCAGGAAGTAGTCCAATAGATAGTTTATTATTTTCAACACCAGTAACACCAACAGTTAGCGCAATTAAAAATGGTTTCTTTAGAAGAACTTATTTATCAGCAGTAGCAAATGCCTTCACTTATTGGAGTGGTGGTATCAATTTTGATATCGAAGTAATAGCCACTCGATTCCATTCAGGTAAATTATTATTTGCATTTGTTCCAAACGATGTAGCAATTCCAACTTATACTCAAGCAGCAACATCATTACCTAATATTATCATAGATATTCAACAAACCTCATCTACTCGTTTTAAAATTCCTTATGTTTCATCCACATCACTTAAAAATTGTCAACGTCAATTAACTTTTTCAGAAACAGGTTTTACAGATTCAACATATGAAGATTCAACAATAGGTACATTAGTATGTTATGTACAAAACACATTAGCTTATGCCTCAAACGTTTCACCACAAGTAGAAATTAATATGTATATATCAGCAGGTGACGATTTTAGTTTATATGTTCCATGCAAACCTTTATTAGATAAAACTTTTACACCAACATCGGAACGTACAGTAGTAGCAACATCAAATCAAATAGGTATAGATACAAATAAAAATAATGACGTTCAAACAAATTCAGTTTTAGCAAAAGGTTCTGGCCAAAGTATTCCCCGTTCACACTTTGGAGAGAATTATTCATTAATAGATATAATTAGAAGATTTAATTTTTATAATAGTTTTAATATAGATTTAGCAACTCCAGAGCAAATTCCAGTTACTCCAGATTACTCTTTTCTTGAAGCAAATACAACAATTTTAGATAATTATCCAATGATTTCTTATTTTTCCTCATTATATTCATGTTTTAGTGGTACTATTAGATATAAAATTATTCCCTCATCTAATCGTACTGATAGATTATCACTTTTAGTTAGTCACATACCATCACTTTCCTTAATTAACAATTTCTTCGAACCCGAAGGAACGCTTCCATCTCCTTATCAAGGTATTGCAACTTTATTAACGCAAACCCAACAAGATGCAGCAATAGAATTCGAAGTTCCTTATTATAGTAAATTTAATATGTTAGTAATGCAATCTCCAAATGCAGATTATTCTTTAAATGGTCTGTTTTCAATTTCAACTAAAGGTACTCTATCCGATTCTTTAACTACATTACCTTTAGATCTTTATATAGCAGCCGGTGAAGATTTCCGTTTTATTTATCTTCGCCCCTTAGGAGCTGATTCAACTAATATAGCTTATTCAGTAACAACTCTTTAAATTATCTAGACGAAATGTAATTAATGCGACAAACATTAATTAAATCATTGAAATTCTTTCCTTTGTCACTTGTCATCGAAACTTTTAATTCTTTGTTATTACTTTTAAATCATCATTTCACCCCTCTAAATTTCAGGTTGAAAGTGTTTAGGTAAGTCTGGACAACCGGTTGTGTGAGACGTAACTGCCCTCATATAATTTGTGTTTGTCTTCGGCCCCTATCCTACTACTACCTTTATTTTATTTTCAAAGTCTTTTGTAATAATTCTGCGAACACTCCCAAAGAGTGCCTTAGTGCAGAGATCTGTTTATGTTCGAGAACAACCATGTACTTGGAATTTCCGCCTAATAACATAACGAGAGATCGCAAAAGATAGAGAGATAAAGTATAAATGAGATAGTAATAATATATGTAATTAAAACTAGTAAATGGATACCGCGAGATGCCTATATCTATAAATAGGAGAAGCTTAGTGGAAAACGGCTTATAATAGTTTTCTGACACCTCAATAGAATTGGTGTTAAAATAATTCTATACACTTTTGGGATCTAGTGTTAAAAGAATCCTCTCATTCCACACTGAAAGTGGAATTCAAATACTTTCAGACACTGTTTTTGTAATTTCGTGTAAAACAAAAATTATGACACTTTGTGAAGTAGTGTTAAAATAATTCTCAAAACCCCAATGACAAAATGTATAACTCTTCAATTTCGCGTAGCAGTTCTTTCACCTCATCATCATCCTCATACAGCTCAAACTACAATGGTTCATCTTCTGATGAATCAGGCTCATGTGTATTCAAATCGGTTTTTAAATATTCAAACCCTGGTTTAGTTTATGGTAGATATTTCCGAGAAACTACTTTCGATCCTCATCGAAATTTTGACGATTTATATCCAGAAGCAATCACTGTTTGGAAAACAACTAGGTGTGATAATGATTTAGTATTTTTACCCGAAATTAGTAAATTAATTATGAAATCATGCTATGTTCCAATTTTTGAATGTTCAAGAAATGAAATTCCGGGATTTGATAATTACTTAGTAGACATGTATCATCGTAACGATGAATATGACGAAATTGATTATTCAAAGCCAGGATTTCATCATCTAGATGATTTTATCATCGAAGATTGTATGGAATTGTTTACTTTATATCCTTATTATTTTAGTAAACGTCCATTAATTGAAAGTTTATTAAATGGAAATTCATTATCACCACTTACTTGCAAACATGTTTATCCCATCCACGGTCGTTCAGTTGAACCAACAAGCCTTACAAAAGGTGTAGGAGCTGGTCTTTATTCTGCTTATAATTTTTTAACTTATAATAATACACAAGTAGATATAGACAAAATGCTCATACGTTGGTCTCTTGAACTAGTTCAATTGGTAACAAATTTTAATGTCACAAATTTGATTTTCACATTTCTTAAGGTTTTAAACGAATGGTTTGATATAAGAGACGTAGCGGATAAAACCCTACAATTATTTAACAAAATATACTCTTATTTGAATGGATCACCGACACAATCGACATCAGGTAATAGTGTGGTCGCCACCAGTTTGGTAACAAACTTGAACGCACTATCATCCATTCAAGGTTCAGCCGTTGCAATAGCATCAGCATTCGGAAGTATTGTTATTGTATTCGCTACATTAATAACGGGAAAAGATTTATCATCAATTTTCGATTTTAATTTTACTCAAATAGCAAATACATTAGCTAATATGTCAAAAATCAAAAGTGGTTTAACCGCCACTAAAGAAATGTTATTGAAATTTAATTCATTTTTGTATGAAACAATTTTTGATTTTCTAGGAATTGAATGTGAATCACATTTAGTTACGTTGTTACGTAGTTCAACGATAGTAGAATCAGAAAATTGTAAGAAGATAGAAGTATTCGATTATGCAAAATTCTTGGTTAATCCAGACAATTTAATAGTTGTCCAATCTAATTCAGCTCAACGAAAAAGATTAGAATTTACATATGACGTGCTTCATGAATTACAATTTCAAATAGCAAATCAAATCACCACGATACCGCAACCAATGGTTCAATACATAAAGGAAACAATGACAGAATTACAAAAAGTCAGAAAAGCAGTTAGTAAGTCATCGAAAGGTCAAACTACTAGATTTGTACCATTTTGGACAAATTTAATAGGTGAATCACATACTGGCAAATCTAGTTTAACTAGTATTATTACGCAAGTTTTAATTACCATGTTACGTAAAACTGAAGAACAACTCGGTCTAGATTTTGAGATACCTAGTGAAGATAATGTAGAATATCATGTAAATTTCTGTGATAAATATGAAACCAATTATACTGGTCAATATATTGCAGTTATTGATGATTTTGCACAAGACGCATCAGGTTCTTTAGAAACTAACTCAGCTTTAAAAATGATTAATTGGATTTCTAACATTCCGTATTCAACCAATCAAGCGCAACTCGATAATAAAGGTATTCCCTTTGTAAGTAAAATAATAATGTCAACATCTAATGATATGAGCTTAGCTAATCGAAAGGAAATTATTAGTAGAGACGCATTATTAAACAGAATGCAGTTGTGTTTCAACTTCACGTTGGATGAGTCACAACCTAAGCATAAATGGTTACCAAAGAAAGTAAGAATTGATTTACATGATTTTAAAAATAATAAAGCGATTCAGCGTGCAATAACACCTGAAAGAATGATACAAATTATTTATGAAAATTATGTCGCTTGGTTTAAGAAAGAAAGAATGATGGAAGATCTACGAAAAGTGGAACCAAAAGTTATAGAAGATATTATGAAAGATATACCTATGTTAAAAATAGCAGTTGCCTCGTCTTCTTCACAGACACAAAGCAGTGAAGCTCTGTCTTCGTCACAACAGACACAAAAGAGTGACATAGTGCTGACTCCACAGCCAGAAATAACTGGAGCTCCGTCTTTACCTCAACAGACGATAAACACTGAAGTAGTGCTGCCTTCACAGCCGGAACAAACTGAAGCTCCGTCCGAATCACCGACGCAAAACAGTGATAAAACAGTTGAAGCAACATCGCGTATGTGGTGTAGATTTGGCTGTCATCCTGGATATAAAAAGATTTATCTTGAATATTTGGGATATGATTGTGATTGTATATGGCATCGCACACAGAATAACCAGTATATATATTATTTACAGAATAACACCGATGGAAGAATATATACATTAGATGAGTATGCACACTATAAACACACAATCGAAAAACAAATTGAGTGCCTTCAAAATAGTTTGAAGAATGGATGGCAAAGAATAAAAGAATTAACTGATACATACCTTAACACACCGTATTGTAAAGCAATCATGGGAGCAGTAACTCTAGCAATTTCTAGCACAGTATTATGGAATTATTTATCGCAAGATAATGAAGAAACAATAGTTGAACCAACAGCAAAATATACTATTGGCGTAAGAAGAGCAAAGCAAAGAAAAGCAGTTATAGCAACCAGTGGATTAAGTAATATCGAACAATTCTTTAATGATTCATATTGTCAAAATGCAGCAAATATTGCAAAAGGCCTGATAATAGAGCGTGGAGCTATTTGTAAATTAGCATCAAAAACACAGATTAACACCGGTTTAAGAATAGCAGGAGAAGCAATTTTGTCAAATCACCACTTCTTTAACATGATTGAAGAAGGTTCTCAATTTAAAATTTTTTATAACGATCTTGTAGGTAAAAATCACGAAGTATCACAGATTTTTTCTCGAAATAGACTAGCACGTATTCCAAATACAGATCTAGCGGTTTATAATTGCGACACAAGCTTACCAGCTTCGAAGAACATTATAAAACATTTCCCGAATAATGAAGTGATGCCACAGTACCAGAAGAGCATCGTCATCACAGCAGATCCTATACCTATGGTTTACAACAATGTAATAGCTAAACCAACATTAGTAAAAGCTAATTACACCATGGGTGAAGAAACATATTCAACACTAGATAATTACGAAACTAATTGTCCTGTAACATTTGGAATGTCCGGATCTGTTTTGTTTAGTTTAAATAACGCACAAAAACACAAAATTATCGGAATACAAACATGTAGAAATAATGATGGAATTGATCAACACGGATATTATAAACCAGTAACCCAAGATCAACTCAACCAGGCTATATCAAAGTTAAAAGTAAGTACTATTTATAGTGATATTGATAAAGCAGTCGAAGGAACAAGTTTGATATTAGATAAGAAAGTGCCGCCAAATTTGAAGAACAATAGTTTAACATATTTAGGTACAGTGCCAAAAACTAAACAAATAAAACAGCAGAATGTATCGAAGATAATCGAAAGTATGGTTCATGATATGGATAAAAGAACGCAAGAGCCATCTGTTTTAAATGATAATGATGATAGAATGCATAAAGATCTTATAGGAAAATCAATTATCTTTAGAGCAATCGAAGGATTTGATCACCCAATTGGAAGTTTAGACACGGAATTACTTAACAAAGCGGCAGAATGGCTCACTGTTGAGTACGATGTTATGCTCGATTTGCGAGGCATACCTAGAAGAATTCTAACTGATTTCGAGGCTATAAATGGTGTACCTGGAGTTTTCTTACGAATAGACATGAAAACTTCACCAGGGTACCCATTTGTGCTGGAAAGAAAGCAAACAACAATTGGTGGCAAATACGAATGGTTCGAAGAGATAGAAGCACCAGAAGGATATGGTAAAGCGTATCAAATGAAATCAAATCTAGCGCGTGGGTTGGAACAAGCTGAACACGAGTTAAGAAATGGAGATAATCCACTTTTCTTAGCATATGCGTGTCTAAAAGATGAAACGAGACCGTTAGATAAGATTGCAAAGGGTAAAACCAGAGCGTTTATTTGTTTACCTTTACATTATAACCTTTTAATTCGCAAGTATTTTGGAGCGTTTACATCAGCTCTAAAATTGAAAGCAGGAGCAGTGTCTTCTTGTGTCGGAGTAGATCCCGCAAAGGATTGGAAACGATTATATCACAAGTTGATGGCTAAAAGCCCATTATGGGAAGATTTCGACTACGCAAATTGGGATCAACACCTCCATCCGGAGTTGGTCATGAAAGTAGCAGAAATAGTTAGTAATTGGTATGATGATGGAGAAACGAATGCAACAGTACGGCGTACATTACTGTACACGTTGGTTCATACTTTCATCATTGTAAAAGACAGAATGTTCCTCAAAAGTCAAGGACAGTGTAGCGGCTGCGCAATAACAGCAGAGCTAAATTGTGTTATTCATGATTTATTAATGGTTTATGTATGGCTTAAATATCATAGAGACAATGAAATAGAAACTTCTTTAACAGAAATGAGAGAGAATGTAGCTATTTGTGTCTATGGAGATGACATTATCATGGCATGTGACAAAGAATATGTACTGCCATTCAACGGTAATGTGATTGCCCCTTACATGGAAGAATTAGGAATGAATATAACACCAGGAGACAAGGTGTCAGTGACTTTTGATTTGAAAGAGCCTGCAGAGATTTTCTTCTTGAAGAGAAACTTTGTTAGAGACGGAGATAAAATACTTGCCCCACTAAGATCCGATATTGTAGAAAACATCATACAATGGATACATAAAAGCGATGACAACATTGAAGCGACGAAAGTCAATTGTGAAACAGCACTTCAAGAAAGTTATATGCACGGAAAACAATACTTCAATAAGTTAGTTAATGAAATTAATAGCCGTATTAAAGCAGTTAATCGAAATAGCTCGGGACTTATGCAACCAGTTATAGTAGATTACGACGCTTTAGAACGTAAATATATTGGAGGACATTTCATTTGTGCGGGTCTTAGTGAGAGACCGGCTATGATGGAGTAGATCCCAATAGCTCTTAGTTGAATTAATAGGCTTGTAATGTTTAGGTTTGAAACTTCCCTAAACTCCAAACATCACGGTTGGCCCGGTTTCAACAGATCTTGTGAGATTTGTTACTTATTGTTTATTGTTTACCAG